TTCGTTTAGCATACAATCCAAATCAAACTGATAGAGATACCTTGTACAAAGCAGCAGTTAATCCAGTTATCACGCAAGTTGGTCAAGGCACAATTTTGTTTGGCGATAAAACGTTTACATTGAGAAACACTTCAATGAATCGTGTCAACGTTCGTAGATTGTTTATTGAATTGCAAAAAACAATTGGACAATCCGCAGACAATGTATTGTTTGACCAAAATGATGCAACAACAAGAGGCGGTTTTGTGAATCTCGTTGTTCCTTACTTGAGAAGCGTTCAGTCTAGAAGAGGCATTACAGCATTTAGAGTTGTTTGTGACGCAACAAACAATCCAGAAGATGTAGTAAATGCCAATGAATTTGTTTGCGACATTTTCGTGCAGCCAATTCGTTCTGTCAACTTCATTCAACTTAACTTTGTCTCTGTAAGAGGTACCGCAACATTTGCTGAAATTGCCGCATAAATAGTAGAGAATAAATAAGGAGAATTATATGGCAATTACAACAATTCAAAATTTGAAGGACGTTCTTAATACGGGCGCTCGTTCAAATTTGTTTAGAGTTACCTTAACAGGATTAGAGTCTGCGGAAAGAGATACAGATTTTAGTTACTTGTGCAAGGCAGCGCAACTGCCTGGCTCAACTTTAGGTATCATTGAAGTTCCATTTTCAGCAGGCAGAAGATTTAAAGCTGCTGGAGATAGAACATTTGCTGACTGGACAACAACAGTTATCAATGACTCTAATCACACAATTAGAGAAGCATTAGAAGACTTGCAGAGAGAATATGGAGTTACTGACTACAATTCAGAAACTTCTAAAACTAGAACTGGTGGAGATGCAACAGAATTCTCTACTATTTTAGTTGAACAGTTTAATCAAGCAGGCACAGTGGTGTATTCATATACGCTAGTCAACTGTTGGCCACAAGATATCAGTACTATTGATTTGTCTTATGATTCTACAGATACTCTTGAAGAATTTACTGTAACTTGGTCTTACGACTACTTTACATTCGAATAAGGAATAAAAAATGGCAGCAAACGAATTTTTCAGTATTGATACATTTAGAGGAAAACTAAATGGTGGATCAAAAGCAAATTTATTTCGTATGGTAATTGATCTTGAAGAATCAATAACAGGTGTCGATCTAACTAATTTTTCTGTTTTGTGTAAATCTGGTGCAATTCCAGCATTTACATTAGGCGTTATTGAAGTTCCGTTTAGAGGAAGACGAATTAAAATTCCTGGTGACAGAACATACGGAGATTGGACAGCAACATTCGTTAACGATGACTCTCAAAATATTCGCAAATCTTTTGATAATTGGTTAAACAGCATTGTCAATGTTGATGGAGAACAAGCGTTAAGAAATGGTACAGAGACATATCGTTCCACTATTACTATCAATCAATTGCGACCTGATGGTACTATTGCTAGAATATATCAGTTGTATGATGCGTTTCCAACTGATGTTTCTGCTATTGACTTATCTTATGACACTACAGATGCAATTCAAGAATTCACTGTCACATTCCAATATCACTATTTGGATGTTGGTGGTACTACTTCATTAGCTGGTGCAGACGCAAGTAGTCCATCATCAACCGATACAAGCATTCCTGGCGGCGATCTCACCTTGACAGAAACCGTTTAAAAGACTTAAATAATGAATTTTACGCAACATAAATAATTGCGTAATAGTTGTCAAATAATGGGGGCTATTACAGCCCCCATTTCTTTTTAGAGAGAACAAATATGAAACTTTTTGGATATAAGATCGGTAAAGATGATGCTGAAGCAGAAAAGCTAAAATCATTTGTTCCTCCTACCGATGACGATGCATCAGTTGCAATTTCTGGCGGTGGTGTCTATGGCACATACTTAGACCTTGAAGGTCAGATTAGAACAGACGCAGATTTAATTAAGAAGTATCGTGAGATGGCACTTCAGCCAGAATGCGATGCTGCGATTGAAGATATTGTCAATGAATCATTAGTTTTTGAAGATGGTGATTATCCAGTTCAAATTATTTTAGATAAACTTCAACAGCCAGAATCAATCAAGAAAAAAATTCGTGACGAATATCAGTATGTTATGAAACTTCTTGACTTCAACAATCAGGGTTACGATATATACCGCAGATGGTATGTTGACGGGCGATTGTATTATCACATGGTCATTGACGAAAAGAATCCTAGATCAGGATTGAAAGAAGTTCGTTATATTGATCCACGTAAAATTCGTAAAGTGCGTGAAAGCAAAAGAACAGACAATCGTCCAGGAACAGCAGACACAACACAACAATATCACGAATACTTTATCTATTCTGATAAAGGATTTGCTAGAGATGGTTCGCAAGGTATCAAAATTGCAGTAGACTCAGTTTGCTATACCAACTCAGGTATCACAGACAAAGATGGCAAAGTAATTGTTTCGCATTTACACAAAGCAATCAAGCCACTCAATCAATTACGTATGCTTGAAGATGCGACAGTTATCTATCGTATTTCAAGAGCACCAGAACGTAGAATCTTTTACATTGACGTAGGTAATTTGCCTAAGATGAAGGCAGAGCAATACTTGCGTGAAATCATGCAGAAGTATAAAAACAAACTAGTCTATGATGCACAGACTGGTGAAATTCGTGATGACAGAAGATTTCAAACAATGCTAGAAGATTACTGGTTGCCGCGTAGAGAAGGTGGTAAAGGCACTGAGATTACCACATTACAAGGTGGGCAAAACTTAGGCGAGATTGAAGACGTATTGTATTTTCAAAAGAAGATGTTCAAGTCATTGAATGTTCCAGTTTCTCGCATAGAATCTGACAGTGGATTTTCTTTAGGTCGTGCATCTGAAATCAGTAGAGATGAATTGAAGTTTGGCAAATTCATTTCACGTTTGCGTTTAAGATTCTCACACTTGTTTGACAAGATGCTTGAAACACAGCTTCTTCTTAAAGGCGTTTGCACTCGTAAAGAGTGGGAACAAATGAAAGAAGAAATCAGCTATGACTATCAATCAGACTCACATTTCAGCGAACTTAAAAATGCTGAATTGATGAAAGATCGGTTGAGTATTCTTGCAGACATTGACGGATATGTTGGCAAATATTTCTCCATTAATTATATCAGAACAAAAATTCTACATCAGAGTGAAGACGATATAAAACAAATGGACGAAGAAATGCAAGAAGACAAAGCAAACATGGAAGAAGAAGGTATATCTCCAGAAGATATGGCTCCACCTCCACCACCTGCACCTCCACCACAACAACTTGTTGTGAGCGTAAAAAAAGAAGAAACTGAAAACAACACTAAAGCAATTGATGACATAGACCAAAGAGAATTGGCTAAGTCTATGACTGCATTTTTTGGCACATTAGTTGAAGAGGCTAAAGGTGACAAAGAAGGAAACTAATCTTAGCGATATCCTTAGCGAAGCAGTTTCTGTTGCAACATCTGTAGCATACACACGACAAGAGATACAAAAACTTAAGACAGAATTTGTATCTCTTTTAGAAAAGAAAACAACAGAAGTAATCGTTGAACAAGTTCCTGGTCCAGTCGGTTTACGTGGAGCCCTTGGTGCGACCGGCACACAGGGATCTAAAGGCGACAAGGGCGACAAGGGCGATGTTGGCGAACGTGGCGAAAAAGGTGATGTTGGTCAACAGGGAGAAATCGGGCCTGAAGGACTGCCAGGAATAAATGGTGATGTTGGTCCACAAGGCGAACGTGGTCCACAAGGCGAACAAGGCATACAAGGCACTGCTGGAAATCATGGCGAAAATGGTGACAAGGGTGACAGAGGCGTCAAAGGTGAAGATGGCAAAAATGGTCTGGACGGAAAACGTGGAGAAGAGGGCAAAATTGGTCCCGCTGGATCAACTGGCGCACAGGGAATTTCAGGTGAGCAAGGTCTTAAGGGTGACATTGGTCAGAGAGGACAAGACGGAAAACAAGGAATTCAAGGCTCAGTCGGATCAAGAGGTGAGATTGGACCACAGGGCATTCAAGGCGTTGCAGGCAAAGACGGCAAAGACGGAGACATAAAACCTGTTGAAGAAAAGTTTCAGAAGTTCATTGATAATGTTCAGAAAGATGTTAGCGCATTTAAAACAAAAGTAAATGCTGTAATTATTAAATCTAGTGGACCGCATGGAGGATCAAGCGGATCAGGTGAAGTCAATCTACGCTACTTAGATGACATTGACAGAGACAGTATCGCCGATGGTTATGTTTTATCTTATGATAATGCATCAAGTAAGTTTGTCTTTGTAGCACAAACTGGTGGTGGTAGTACTGTAGATACTTTTGCAAGAACAACTGCAAACTCTGCTTTTTCTACTGCAAACTCTGCTTTTGCAAAAGCAAATACTGCAACTACATTAGCACAAGCCGCATATGATGAAGCAAATACTGCCAGCGGCGGCGGTGCAACAGAATCATTGAATGTAAATTTTAATAATAGCACTGCAACGCAATATAAGATTGTCGCTTTGAACGCTAATGCAGAAACTGTTCTTGCAACATCATTAGAAATAGGACAAATTGACAGAGTTTTAGGCGTTTTAGATAACGCAGGAGAAACAGTTACATTTGGTGCTATCACAAATCCATCATGGACTTGGACTCCAGAGCAATCATTGTATCTTGGAAGTAATGGCGCAATAGTGACAACATCTACAATTGACGGTGCGGCATTTTCATTGAAAATTGGTTATGCTATTTCGGGCATAAAAGCATTCATAAAAATTGGTACACCTGTTATTTTATAAATAACTTAAATAAGTAAAAACTAGGAGAAATCTACATGTCAAACGCACTTTACTCAAAAGCAAAAGAAGCATTTTTAAATGGTTCCATTAATATGGTAGCCAACACTATTATTATATCACTTGTTGACACTGGTGTTTATACTTATAGCGCAACACATCAATTTAGAAATGAAGTGGCAAACTCTGCTGTAATTTCGTCAGCAACATTAGCAAATAAAACAATTACAAATGGCGTATTTGATGCAGATGATGCAACATTCAGTTCTGTTACTGGCGCAAATTGTGAAGCATTGTTAATATTCCAAGATACAGGAATTCAATCTACATCTAGATTAATTGCGTTTATTGATAGTGCAACTGGTTTGCCGATTCTACCTAACGGCGGTGATATTTCGGTTGCATTCTCTAGTGGAGCAAGTAAGATTTTTGCTCTTTAATTTTTAATATAGATTAAATAATGGCTACTCAAGTCATACAACTTGACGGCATAATTGGTGATGTACAAACCGTACAATTACAAACAGAATCGTCAAATACCATTATTCAACTTAGTGATAGGTTGGATTATGCTATCGACTCAACTATTTCTTTTGGATCTCCGAAAACAATATTCATTGCGTATCCAGATACAATATCAAGCACACTTGTATTTGGAACAACACAACTCAATACTATAATATATGCAACTTCAGTAGAATCTACTGTAAGTTTTGGTGATAATTTACCACAGTTTAAGATTACAATTAATTCTACTGTCAATGAACAAACATTTGGAATAGCACAACTCAACAGCACAATCTTTATAAACTCAGTAGAATCTGTTACTGAAGTTTCTCAGCCAAGTATAAGACCAATAGTTAATCCAGTTTCAATTGCATCTAGTGAAGAATTCGGAAATCTTCAGCTCAATATGCAGATTGAAGATGTTCCGTTCCCATCAATTGAATCTACACTTGTTATTTCTAACCCATCGGTTAGATTTGTTATTGGACCATCAAGCATTACGTCCACAAATAATTTTGGCACTGCATCATTTATTGACAACATTCATAGATTGCTTGTTTTTAAAGACGATAATATTTCTAAAGTTGGTGAAAATGATGCCGTTGTTATTGCTGGAGGAATTAGAATTAATCCATCAATCGCAATTTCAGAAACTGCTATATCGGGAAGCGCAACTCTACCAAACAATCCAGTAGGATTTATATCTGTAAATATTGGCGGAACAGATTATTTAATGCCATATTACAATGCTTAAAACCGATAAAGTATAAATAAGTTATCAAACAAAAGGAAATATAAAATGGAAAATATACAAACAGCAATTCAACACGCATATGATGCAAGACCATCTGAGTTTAAAAACTCAATTCTTGACGCACTAAACGACAAGATACAGAATCATATTGATGTTAGACGAATGGAATTAGCTAGTTCAATTTTCAAAAACGATGACGAAAACGATGACGAAGAAGTGGCATCCGCGGATGATGAAGAAGAATTTCAATCCAGTTCAGAAGGAAATGTAGATGAAAAATTTTAAAAGTTTTATCCAGTCGGGTGAAGCGGAAAGAGAAATGCAAGAAGCCCGGGAGTACCTCGCAGTGCATCCTAAGACAGACAAGATAGATCATGTCAGTGATTCTAAGGAAAAACGTGACGAATATATTAAGTCTAAAGGCAACATGCATAAAGCGGCACAGGCTATGTCAGGTCAGAAAAAAGTTGGTGACAAATACATGCGTGAAGACAGTGAAAAGCTAGATGAAATTTCAACAAAAACATTAGCCAAAGCGGCATCAGCAGCATCCGATCCTGATTCAGATTATAGTTATGGTAAATCACATGACGCACAAAAATTTGCAGACTATGCTAAGAAAACCAAAGATGCAAAATCTGCGGCCGCAGTCCAGGGGGCTGCTGATGCTAAAGGTCATTATCCAAGACCAGGTCATACCTATGGATATGATAAAATTGCAGGCCGTCAAATGAGATCCGCTACACCTAGTATGGTTACAAAAAAAGGTGTTCTTACTAAAACGGCAGTACAGGGTCTCAAATCATCATTAAGAGCAGCAGTAGAGGGTAAAGAAATTGCATTCAGCGGAAGTCATCAAGGCAAAACTACTCTAAAGCACATTAAAAATCCAGACGTTACACAACGTATGGCAGCGCATGATATTAAGCCTGGCATTAAAGGCTACAGAGATAGAATTGCATTACTTAAAGATGCAGGACAAAGAAAAAATCTTAAAAAAGAAGACTTTGATTTACTTTCTGATTTGTACGATCATCTAGATGAAAGCAATCAAGAAATCTTTTTGAATCAATTGGAAGAAGATGCTGAAGTACTTTTAGCATTTGCAAAAGCTATGGCGGACGAATAAAATGGCAGATTCAGTAATCTCAACAAAATTAAAAGACCATGCATCAGCATGGGCATTTGTATTTACAAATGAATCAGACGGCACTGGCGAAACTAACGTTAGAAAAGTTAATGCAAACACTTTGATTGCGTCAACTGGTAACGGAAGTTCACAAAGACTGACAGTTAATAAGATTGCTTGGACTATTGCTGGCGCAAACTCTAAAGTAAAATTAATGTGGAGCGGAACAGGCTCAAATACATTTGCAATACTTACGGGCACTGGCACATTTGATTTAGCAACAAATTTAACAACACCGTTTGTAAACACAACAGCAAATACAATTGGTGACATTTACTTGTCTACTTTAGGATTTACTACTGGCGCAACATACACTATTGCTATGGAAGGCAAGAAGACTGCTGGATATACAAGCCGTGAAACTACTGATGATGGTATAAGTCCATAAATATGATTGCTTTTAAAGACTTTATATCTTTGTCTGAAGAACAATTGGACGAAGCTAGACTTGTCAAAGTCAACAGAATCCGTGCTGGAGTTATTCAGCGCAGAAAAGCTGTATCAGCAACACCTGGATATAAAGTTTTAGATGGTAAACTTGTGAGAATGTCTTCACAAGAAAAAATGCATCGTAGAATTGCACAGCGTAAAGCAGCTAGAAAACGTGCGCCAAAACTTGCATTGATTTTACGCAAGAGAACAAGATCACTTAAAAAACGAACATCGGCGGGAATCAAATGAAACTAATTACAGAAATCAATGAGCAAGTAAACATCATTACTGAAGCAAACGAATCTGGTGGTAAAAACTTCTTCATTGAAGGCATCTTCATGCAAGCAGAACAAGAAAACAGAAACAAGAGAATGTATCCGTTAGCAGTTTTGCAAAAAGAAACAAACCGATATGTTGCTGAGTATGTAATGAAAAATCGTGCTTACGGCGAGTTGGGACATCCAGATGGTCCAACAATTAATTTAGAACGTGTTTCTCACATCACTAAAAGTTTACGTCAAGATGGAAATAATTTCATCGGCAAAGCAAAAATTATGGACACTCCATATGGCAATATTGTAAAAAACTTAATGAGTGAGGGTGCAGTAGTTGGTGTGTCAACAAGAGGTCTAGGAAGTCTTGTTGAAGGAAA